ATGTGATTCAGCAAGATCTTCTTCGTCTTCGCCATAGTAGGGAATATGTGCTTCATTAGCTTCTTTTTGCTTTGAGATAGCCTTAGATACTGCTTTGCGTCTCTTGTGGAGATACTCGTCAGAAGAATCTACGTCGCCGTCGTTGTCGATGTCTTTATCTTGACGGTCGTCAAAGTCTTTCTTGACAGCCTTTTTATTCACTGGATCAAGTTGATCTTCTTCCATCTTTTTCTTACAGCTTGCTTCAGAGACGGTAGATTTGATCTTTTCGCCAAACGCTTCCATAAAACCTTCAGGCAAAGGCTGAATCTCTTTCTTGTACATTAGGTAGTCCCCTTAAAATTAGTTTGATAATTATTGATTATTTATTCTTTTTGATTGCTTCAAAGGTTTTAGGTCCAACTATTCCGTCAGGTACCAAATCGTGCTCGAATTGAAAAGCGATAACTGCATCTTGAGTCTGTTCACCGAAGTGTCCATCGACTGCGATACCCAAAACTTCTTGAAGTGCTGCAACATCTTTACCCTTAGAACCTATTTGTAACACAGCTTTATACTCAAACGGTTCTTTTTTATGTGGTTCTGCGCCGAGAAGCGTGAGCGCATACTCATAATTTTCTATTCTCTCAGTTAAACCAAAGTAACCCCCATTGATTTTTCGAGTCATTTCGCGAATATCACGCTTATCAGCAAGGCGATTCAGCTTTCTCATATTCCAGAACCAGAGCGCAGAATGTAGCGCACCGCGCTTCGTTTTCAAATATCTAATGACTTGATCAGGCGTTTTACCAATTGACTCGCCAAACTTAGTATAGTTGTTTTTACCAGTAAGCTGAATCACACCTCGACCACGAAACTTATACCCTTCACCTGACTTCATTCCGCCATTACCCATACGATTAGCGTAGATGACATTAGCAATCTTCTCTGGATTCTTTGCATAAGCGCTGGTATCGCGAGACTTAAAGTATTTGTGAAACAGTTTGTTGAGCGCCTCAGCTGAGTAATAAAGGTTTTCTTCGAGTATTGTAAACTGAGCGCTCTCGTGAGAACATTGAGCTATAAACGCTGCCACTCTTTCAGGAGTAGTGATTTTGTACTCAGGAAGCATCTCGTTCATTAACTTACACCATTCTTCTATGTCACGATTCATCGGCAAAAGTTTATCTAAAACTTCCTCAGTTATCACTTGCATTATAATCTCCAGATTTGATTATATTTCTTAGTATTTTACCTCAGGATCTGGTGTCTTGAAGTTCTTTTTACGCATAATTGTTTTATTCACGACTTCAAATTCGCCGTCTTTATAATTTACAACTACGGGTAAGTTGAGGTCAGACTGCATATCTTTAATAACAGCTTCAGCGTCACCATGCTTCTTTATTTTAGTTCCCTTCTCTTTTGCTATTTTCTTGAATAGCTTTTGAAGTTCAGATATTTTGATAGCAGGCTTGTTTCGCTCGTCATTCATACGATCAGCGAAGTGTCGCGTAAATTCTACGTCGATATCAAACTTTTGTAAAAGGCGATCCGCAAACTTCTCAAGATCATCTAGTTGCTTTTGAGTGACGTCTTCGTTCAAAAAATTTTTAAATCCAATATTAACACTTTCAGTTTGACGATTCTTCTCGTCAGCGTCAGCGAGTCTCGCACGATCTTTAATATCATCTATTCTTTCTTTGGTGTCTTGTTTCAACCGAGCAATCAGTTCTTTGGCTCGCTCCATGTTTCGCCCCTCTTCTTCGATACGAGAATGAGGAGTGTCTTTCAGATATCGAGCGATTAGCTCGTCAGTGCCTTCATCGCCAGCGCCGCCTGCTTCGTCTAGCATATTAGCGAGAGTTCTGGGGTCTACATCATACTGTCGAGCTATATTCGCGGCATAATATTCAGGTTCGTGTCTATACGAACCCTCTTTCTTTTTGCGATCAATGATTTTTTTCAGAACATTGAGCGCATTCTTATATGCTTTCTTCTTGATTGTTATCGAGGCAAGTTTCTTCGTTCCCCACAAATCGTGACCCATATACTTCTTTTTTTCTGTGAGTACGTCGCCATGAATCTCTTCAATTAACTGAAGCAGCTGTAGATCGGAGTCAATTTCTTCTAGACGCGGTCCTTTCTTCTCTCTAAACGCTTTAAATCGCTTATCGAGAATAGGCTTACCGTTAGCGTCACACATTCTGTGATATCGCTTCTTCTTAGGTAGCTCAACTTTATGAGGAAGCATCGCGGGATGAATCTGAACATCTTCTCTTCGTGTACGTCTAGCGCGATCGGCTTGCCTAACTTTAGGTAGATTTCTTTTTGCAATACGCGACACGACAGCCTTACGTTTGGCAACCTTTTTGTCGATTACCATTTTCTGAGCAACACCAAGACTGTTGTAGTTTTTACCTCGTTTACCCGCGACTCTCTGTTTCACCAAATTGACTGCTTTTCTGCGAGACCTTTTAGAAAGTCTTGATTTGTTTGCAGATCGACGCATAACTCTTTTTCGAGCGTTCGCAATCTTAGTCTTATATCTACGCATGGTGCGAGCGCGTTTGATTCGCGCTTTTCTGTCTAAAACCTCATCAAGAATCTGCATCTCTTCTTCAAGTTTTTCAAGTTTCATACCAGCACGAACCATGTCGTAGACGTGTCTACCGCGATACTGGAGCTTTTTAGGAAGACCCTTGATAAACTCTTCAGCTTTTCCAGCGACCGCTAGGGCGCGCATTTTAGACGCTGACATGCCCTCTACGCCTTCAGCGTCTGGGTCTCTATCACCAGCGGAAACGATTTCGATACTGTCAAAGTTGTATAGATCGCCGTTATACTTGTTCAGTAGCTTCTTAAAATCTTCAACTCGATCTTGTCCAACAACTAAAACTAGGTTGTCATAAGAAGAATCTAGCTCTTCTAGTACCTTAATAATAGTGTTTGCTTTAGTATCAACAACTATATTACGACCAAACGCAATCTTTGCGAGTTCAACTTTGTCTTTATATTCTAGAGGATTCTTCTTTTTGTCCTGAGTGTGAGTCAAGAAAAGTTTGGGCGCAGCTTTTTTTCGTTTAGCCACGCTTTTGATCTTATTGACTAGCTTCTCATGACCTATTGTAATCGGGTTCATTCTACCCCAACCAATGACGACAGTTTTACCTGCCTGCTCATTGAGTTTAGGGTTGATCTCTATAGTATTCTTGACTAGAGCCTCATCTTTTGCTTTCTTTTTCTTCGATGGCTCTTTCTTAGTCTTAGGAGATTCGGACTCCTGATCTTCAGCAGGAATCTCTTCTTTATTCTTATCCATATTTTCCTCGTAAGTTTTACGTAGACTTACTACAGTATATACAACACTATTTATAAGTTGTCGTAATAAGTCTTATCTAGTTCGCCAACCGCCGTTGGATCAGAAATTTTACGACACTTGATATATGTTTGGCGAGTCGAGCCACCGAGGGTGGTGTATGTGCGAACACCTCCAGCAATTGTTCCTGGACTATCAGGATACGTATCAGCCCGTGTAGCTGCGTCGTCGTATTCCCATTCTGGATTATTCGGAACTGGTTGCCATGCCATTATTTTTGCCACCCTTTTATGTAATCTGGTGAAAAATTAGCTTTTGAAAATTGTAGTCGATCTACGAGTTTTACTACATTTTTACCCGTCTTATCGATCGCAACAAATCCTTCTTGACCTGTCGCCTCAAGCCCATCTTTTGTTTTTAAGAAAGTGCCCATACCCTGAGCCTTACTTAACTTATCTATAATCATCAATTTTGCTTTGACGACTAGATTATATAGCTCAAAGAGACTTTCAATCTGCTTAGCATTAGCTGCGTCGAAAAAGCTAGCCAATTCGTCTCGTTTTGCATATTGAGCAGCCTTACCTTTCTCAGACTTACGCTTATCTGCTTCCTTCTGATAGACCTGATCTATGTAAGCCAAGAACTCTTTTGCGACCTTTTTAGGATTCGGTATTTCTTCTTGCCTGATTTTAGAGTTAATGAAAGTATTCATTTTAGCGTTCATCGTAGCGTTCTTGCTAATTCCTTCAAAGGTTTCTCGCTTTATTGTTCTAAAAATCTTGCCTGCTTGTGATAATATAGAAGTAATCTCTTTGGTCTCAGACTCTGTAAAGTTAGCAGTACCAGAAACATCTTTGTATACAGCATCTACCGAGAAGACGTCCGCTGAAGTTTGGAGATTACTCGCAATCTCCTCTCCAAAACTTGCTGACATTGATTCAAAAGAGTCTCCTCTGTATGTTGTGTGCCACACCACACCGAGTTTGGAGCTACGGATTTCTCTTCCGAGACGGCTTTTTTTCGGTATAGCGTAAACAATCGTATTAGGATGGAAAGTAATATGCGGTTTACCATCAATGTCCATCGTCTGTAAATCACTTTGCGCAAATAAAAAATCACCTTGAACAACTCCTTTTATACCCAGCTTTGGAAAATACTTCAAAGCCAGCTTCATTTTATCGTTTAGATCACCAGAAGCAATATCTTCATCAATGTCTGCGTTACTTTTATATATCTTGGGATTTTTATTGAAAATGCCTTTCTTTGCGACAAAGAATTTGCCGTCGCTAGGGTCAGTTCCGGCGAATACAGCAGGCGAATTATGAACAAGAACCATATCCTCGCCGACAAAAACATAAAAGTTTCTGGAACCAGTTGCAATATCATACTGGTCTGGGGTGTCTTCTCGTTTAGTTACTTTCGTGACCTTCATTTATAAATTTCTCTCTTATCTTTTCGGCGAATGGTAAAAACTGCTCTTCTGTCATTATGTTCTTCATTGTGTTACAGAACCTGAGGCAATATACCAAGTTTCCAACATCAGCAATTTCTTCTGGTGGTATGCCCAGGAGATAACCAACCAATTTTGATGTTTTGTGGTCAATAGTTCTTTTTAATTGATCGTTGGGATTACATTCTTCCAACAGAAAGTCAGCAAATTTAATTCCCGTGTAGTGACAATATTTTTTATCAATCATTTTTTTCTTGTTAATCTTTGTAATCCTGTCAACTTCTTCACAATACTTCTCTTTATCTTCAAACCACTTCACTTCAATTTTATCTCTGCTGTTTTTATCGGACCAACCATATCCATCGAGTTTTGATATATTGTCCACGCCGTATTTCTTTTTGCAGGTTTCTTTTATTTTATTTGCTTTGCTTTTTGCCGATAACCCGCCAACGCCCTGATACAATCCCTCTTCTTTAAGCAAGTTGACAACATGTCGGTCTGTACCACCGCTGTAACCGAAGTCCCTACACAAAGCGTACACAGAATAGTCCTTCTTATACCTCTGGATTATCTTATCTTTGTCCCTTTCGACAATCTTCTTTAACTGCGACATTTTAATTCCTTTTAGTAAATTAAGTAGCTAACCTACCTTATTTATACTTTCAGGAACCTTCACGTCATCACCTTCTTCTAACGATCCTGCTTCGACCCAACCTCGATTTGTTGTGAGGAATTTGTGATCTTCAGTACAGGCGATTTTCACATCATCGAACCAAACGTCAACCCACTGCTTTGATGACTTAGCAGTTAAACAATCATTAATAGGAACAAAAACATCTACTTGAGATTCTTCGTCATACGCCAGAACAAATATTTCTTTTCCTGACCACCAAGACTCTGCTATCTGTTCGAGAGACACTCTTCCTTCATTAGTTAAAACTTCAGTTTTTTTATCTAAGCAACCATCCCACTTCACGGTTACGTTAACTGAACTCTTAGTAGAGCCTGACAGCATATCTCGTAAAGCACGAAGATAGTTTATTGTGTTCCTAGCTCCCTCAACACCATTGTCTATAATAGAATCTTCGAGGTGAGTCATATGAGTGTTTTTTGACTCAGTTATAAAATCCTTAAATGACTTCATACTTTTTGTGCGCCCGCTCTATTTACTACTAATTTTTTTGGGTAGATGCCAACTCTAGCACCTTTGTATCTACTTCCATCAACTTGAAAACCACGCCCCGATCTATATGTGGCGGCTATAACGGCAGCATATTCTCCCTTTTTAAATTCAGAGGCGTTTCCATTGTGTACTAGGTGATCAGAGAAATCTAATTCGAATCTATTTTCGTGTTTAGGAACAGAGCGCAGTATTGGATCTCCTTGTCCGATAATAGTGACATTATCAATTCCAAACTCTGAACCAAACTCTGAGCCAAACACACTTAGATTGATTAATCTATCATCAACCACATAACAGTACATAGGATTATTTAGTTTTTCTTTTGTAATATTGCCAGCAACCTTTCTCAAAAAAGTTTCCACTTCGGGATGAGTTTCTATTTCTGTTCCTGCCTGCTTTGATACACCACCATATTGCTGAAAAGCACTTGCTCCTCCAGCTTTTTTGTGCGATATGTAGACTTCATCTCCTTTTGTGGATACGATATTAAAGTCTGACTTAGCTTCTCGACCTAAAAACTTTTCACTAACGTTTCTAGTGCCTGTTATGTTTTTATAAACAGTTTTTCTGGGATCGCCTTTGATAATCATCTCAAAGGGACCAACTCTCTTAACGATAGAATGAATCTCCGAGTCTAGTTTAGACAACGCAATGGTTTCTTCTGCAAGAACATCTGTGTTAGTGGGTTTTCTAATCTTATTGATAGGCACAATACCGGATTTTGTTCCGTATTTTACTTGGGCGTACAGCTTTTTATCTACGACTTTGGTTCTATTGCTTCGTAATTTGATCACGTCGCCTTCTTTTAACTGAGCAATGATCTTCTTGCCTTGTCCGTCAAACATAGGCGTATTCATATTTTTTTCGATAGACAACTCTAAATCTTTCCAGCTGGGATTCTTTTTCACATACTTGTCCCAAGCAGGAACTCCAGATGTAGTTTTTCCTGATAAAGTTGCCATTTATTCCTCAGTAATATTACGAGATCTCTGTTAACGTATTTATATTTCTATAGTATAGAGATTTTAATGAAAAATCAATTTGTATAAATAGAGTCAGGGTGCGTGTTATTGTGTATAGATTCACAAGCGGCAAGTGTGTAGAATAGTATTTAACCAACACATCGGAATAGCAGACGTAGCATATTATATGCCTGTGGGGTTCAGGTCTGTCACGTAGTCTTTTATGAAATGGGGGAGCAATGCTCCCCCTTTTTTTATTTCAGCCCAGAAAAGTCTGGTTTACTTGATTTGACACTAGAAGGATTCTTGCTAGGAAGACTGTCGTCTACCATCTTAGGCTGAGAACCATCATCTACATCAAACAACTTCATCTTCGATCGATCAATACCGACTACGAATCGCTTGTAGTAATTAGGATCACCCCATCGATTCTTCAGCTGCTTGATCATTATCTGATTCATTTGCTCTAACTCTTCAGTCGAAATCACACCAAACATGAAGTCGGCTGTTGCTGGTAGACCAAATGATTCTGACGTATCTTCAAGCCCGATGTCTGAACTAGAGTATCCACTTCGAGTAGTCTGCGTAGCTGTCATAATAGGAACATTAAACTCTACAGCAAGACCACGCAACTCTTCAGCAATCGCTTTGACAATTGTATAGGAATTAGCAGCGGTATTTTTTACTCGAGAACTCATACAGATATTGAGATAATCGATATAGATTACGTCTGGAGCAAAGTTCTTCTTCAGCTTTAGTTCGTTTAACAGATGTCGAAAGTGACCAGAACCTGCGCTAGCCGTTGGATACTCTTTGACGATTAACTTACCCGTTGTCTTGGCTTTAACTTTGTCGATCTTTTTAAGAAACACATCTTTAGGCATTTCTCGCAAAGTGTCCATGGTGACATCAAGCAAATTAGCGTCAATGCGCTCAGCAATTCGCTCTTCAGCCATCTCCATAGTAATATACAACACATTTAGACCAGCCATGAGATTTGACGAAGCCATATGTGTCATAAACAGCGTTTTACCAACACCTGTGCCAGCAAGAATTACTGACAATGATTTACGAGATAACCCACCCTTCGTGATCTTATTCAGTAACTCAAGATCAAAAGGTATCTTATCTTCTTTTGTATGATAGAACTTATACCGATCTTCTAACAATTCGAAGAAGTCGTGACCAATATTTTGGTCAAATGATACGCCCAACGCTTTACTGAGCAAATCTGGAATAGACCCCTTGTCTAGCGTTTTGTGTTGCCCATCAAGGACAAGAATAGACTCGCGAACGGCATTATAAACTGCTTTGTCTTGACAAAACTTTTCTGTCTTATCGATCAGCCAATCAATATCAGTTTTATGATCATATGATATAGAATCGATCAGTTCACAAATACCTTTGAATTGATCTTCAGATAGATTGGTTTTGTCTTGCAAATCTATAACTAACGATTCTTTTGTAGGAGCGCCGTTGTAACTCTGAACATAAGACATTATTGCCTTATAGAGAGTCTTCTCAGCGAAGTCATCGAAATAATCTTCGCTGAGAAACGGTGCCACCCTACGCATATACTCTTCACTTTCGAGTAATGCTGCTAGGATAGTTGTCTGAATCATTCAATTTCCTCAACATCAGGTTCAGGTTCATCGTCCACGAGTGTGCGCGTGGCAACTTGATAAGTATCTCTAATATACTCCTGAAACTTATCACTAGTCAATATAGGTAGCCAAAAATCTTTTGTATCCGTATCTTTTGCGCGATACTTTTGCTCTTCAACTTCACCTGTTTCTAAGTCTACCTTAGAATACCAGCCATTACTAGGCTTTACGACGAATCCAGCTTCTAATGCGATATCAAGCAATCCTGACCACTTATTGATTCCTGA